AAGCGTACTTAATTAAAGAAGAAATGAAAGAAAAAAATGGATAAGATTGGAGAACGGTTAAATGACATACATGATAGAATATATGAAATAGATAATGAATTAATGGAGCTTCAATAATGGCTAAATTTAAAGAATTTCTAATAAGTGAAGCTAATTTACTTCAGGCACTATTAGAAGGAACTGGGCTTGTTTTCAGTGATTATGTTGATGTTGTTCCATCCCAAAAAAATATTGAATTTTATAAGTTAAGACAAGAAGAGGGTAAAACTGGTTCATTTCTCAAAGAAGTAGTTTGGGATGAAGATAATAACGGTTTACTTTTAAGATATGAAGTTACTCCAACGTATGAAAATAAAGTAAAGATAGTTAATAAGCAGGGAAAACAATCATCTGGCAGTAAGTATATAATAGAGGTTTTATTTGAAGATGTTGATGATTATTTGGGTAACAAAAAAGAATTTTTAACAATGAAAAAGAAAGACCAGATTGCAAAATTTAGACAAATGATGCGAAAAGCAACTATTAGAATTTGGTCGAATGATGCTTCTCATTGGTGGCAGGGGAGTTTTGAGCAAGCTGATAAATATGGATATGCTATATATAAATTTCCCGGACCTAAAGGAAAAGGAATTTGGGCACGTAGACATATAGGAAGAACGAGCGGTATATACGGCACTAAACATCTAATAGAAGTTATGAAAACTATACCTTTTCTTGCAACTAAAATCATAAATATGTTGAATAAGTAAACGCATAAATACTTAATATGGGAGTGTATTGTGAATTTTATAGTAAAGTTATTTAAGAAACAAGTATTGAAGTACGTTGTCAAACAGTTAGAAAATGAAGAATTAAAAGAAGATTGGGTTAGTAAAGTAAATGCCAGAATAGATTTGCCCGGTATTGATGAAACAGAGGAACGTAAATTGTTTTACGCCACACTCGATGCTGGTTTTGAAGAGATTAAAAAGAAAATAGAAGAACTTTGATATATGTCAAGGAAAAGCGGGCGTAAACAAATGAAATTCAAAAGATTTGTTACTTCTTTAACTGAAAACAAGCATAATTATTCAAGTGTTCAGGTTGACTTACCAGACCACTTATCTGAAATGGTTATAAATTATGGTAACAAGATACCAGATAATTTGATATATGATAAAGAACAACAATACGGAAGAGAGAAAGATGTTCATGTTACTGTTCTTTATGGGCTATTGGACGAAAAGCCTGATGGTGTGAGAGAGCTTGTGCAAGAATATAAACCGTTTAAGGTTAAGTTAGGTAAAATTAGTGCATTTACAAACGGTGATGATTATGATGTACTTAAAGTGGAAGTTAAAAGTTTTGTGATGAACAACATGCATTATTTCATTGAGGAAAAATTGGAAAATAAAAATAGTTTTCCAGTGTATAAACCACATGTAACCGTAGCCTATTTGAAAAAGAGAAATGTTAATAGTTGGGTTGGTGATAAACATTTTGCTGGTATAGAATTTTTAGTAGATGAATTGACGTACAGCAGCCTAAATGGTGATAAATATAAGATTGAATTGAGAGGTTAAATTGAGAGTTTTTCTTTTGATTTTGTTTTTAGTGTCTGTAGTTTCAGAGAACACTAATTGTGTTGCTGAAAGATGGTATATAAATAATTATAGTGGGTTCTATTATAGTCAAGTGGATGGTGTAGGCGTATGGGAAGATTTGCACAGTTGGTAAGAGAAGCGTTTCACGACATGCAGAAACTTGATGGTGATGTAGTAGAGGTTTATAAAAATCCTACTGGTCAAGAATTGATGCTTCTTTTTAAAAACAGTTATGATAGTGGTGTTAGAGTTGGAATTGATAAAAGGGGTGATTTGTATGCTTGGATGGAAGACTATCTGCATTCTGATGTAAGTCGAAGGTTTAACCTAAAGTTTGCATTAAGATTTGAATATACGAAAGGTAGAGATACTATTTTTCTTTCGTCTGGTGAGACAAAAAAGAATTTCATTAAATCAGTGAATAAAAGAGTTTTGAATAGATTGAAAAATACTTTTCCATTAGTTAAGAAAATAGAAACAAGTACACGTCCATTTGAATCTGTATATGAATATAAATAATTAAAGATAGAAACTTTTTTAAGGAGTAGACGATGAGTGTAGTCTCAAAAAAGCGTTCTACGGCAGGGTTCTATAGAACAGAAAGAGACCTTTCCACAGTGGCTTCTCCGGTTGGAACTTCAACTGGGGCGACTGTAGTTAGAAGCCGTAAGGGACGAGTGAATTATATTTATAATTTCACGACTGATAAAGAAATGATTGATGCTTTGGGAGAGCCAGTATTTACTTCTGGAACTTCAGTGTCTGATACTAATACTCCTGAAATGGGTTATGGTATGTATGCTGGATTGACTTTTCTTCAAGAGTCAAATGCTCTTCTCGCAGTTAGAGATTTTGATACTGGTGATAAATACGCGACTGTAGTTTTTGATGCAGATGGGTCAACTTCTGCAACTGAAACTGGTGGTGTTCAGGCAAGTGCTGATACTGTTCCTGATAAAATCGATGATATTTACACGTTAGAGGAATCACTTCCTTCTGGTAAAGCTCTTTTAGTTGGATTTGTTGGTCCGGGCGTAGATGGTAATAACTATGCAGTCACCATTGAGACTTTTCATGCAGATTGTGATTGGTTCAATAGTTATGATGATTATACTTCTGCAACCGATGTGAGTGCTCATCCCATCGAAAGTAAAGTTTTTAAGATTCAGGTTTTTGAGAAAAATGTTGATGAAGACTGGGATAGTCTTTCATTTAGTTCTATTAGTGCAAGTCCAATTGAAACTTTTTATGGTACTCGCACTTCGCAACAGGATGCAAATAAGCAACAGTTGCGCATTAGTGAAGTAGTTAATGGTAATTCTGATTACATATATGTGGTTCCGGGTTCTGTAGATTTTGAGCAGGGTGGTGCATATGCCGCTACACCTTCAGACGCAATTCCTTTAGTTGGCGGAGCTGTTAATTATGGTACTAATATTACATCGACTGGTGGTTGGAGCTTTTTTGAATCAAGAGAAGATTCTTCACCAACTATTTTGATTTGTCCTACATATAATATGGCAGTTAAACAGGAAGTTGCCAGAATTGCAGCAAAAAGAAAAGATTGTATTGTTGTTTGTCAATCTGGACAAAGAAGTGATGTTACTGTTGCGACAGTAAAGACGGCGGAGACATATGGGTATGTTGACCCGACGTATGTGGCTCTATATGCTGGTTGGAGTAGGTTTTATGACAAGTATAATGATAGACTTGTTTACATTCCTGATGCTATTCATGGGGCAGCTTTGATGGCAAGAACGGATGCTAATGGTAATGTGTGGGACGCTCCCGCTGGTATCAACAATGGTATCATTTCAAACACTGGTAAGAATGTGAGATTTACATTTGAGCAAGTCGGTCAGCTTAGTGATGTCAGTATCAATACTACCAGATATATACAGGGTATTGGTGATGTTATGTGGATGCAGCGCACCGCGCAGCAGAAACAAAGTTCACTTAGAGATATTAACATTAGACGTACTTTGATTTTTATAGAAGGTACTATTGAACAGTTGATGCTTGATTTTCTTTTTACAAGTAATACTCCTTCTACTCGAAGAAGAGTGTATAATGTAATTGATAGTTTTCTTTCAAGTTTGAATGGTGCTTTTGATACAACTGATGGTGATAGGGGATATGCAGTGGTGTGTGATGCTACAAATAATACTCCACTTGCAAGAGATAATAATAAGTTGATTGTAGACCACTATCTGAAATTTGCGAAAAAAATCTATTTTATTGAAGGAACATTTAACACTGTTAGTTCTGGTATTAGCTTTAGTGAAGTTATTGGTGCGTAATACTTGGGGAGTTTATCTCCCCTTTCTAAATATAAAGGAGTAGAAAATGTCATTACATATTGATGACAGGTTAAACGATTTGCCTGATCCGCTTTATACTTTTAATTGGGAAATTCAAGTTCCCGGAATAAATAAAGTAACCGAGTCAATCACCGACCCGGAGGATTTTCTTATCCGCTGTAGAAATGCGGAAATTCCCGGACGCGGTATTGAACCAATTGAATCTTACTTTATGGGTATGAAGCAGAAATTCCCCGGTCGTTCTTTGTTTACACAAACAATAACTATACTCATGGAAGAATTTCAAGACCAGTTGGTCACGAAAGCTCTCAATGAGTGGTCTGAGAACGTGTTCAGTACAAAACTGTCAAATACTAATGCTGGTATTTCACAAAAAGCAAAAAAAAGAGGTGGTTACGCAACGGACGTATATTTAATTTTTAGAGGTAATGAAAATTCAGAATTAAAACAAAAATATCGTCTATATAATTGTTTTCCTGAGAATTGGGATCCGGTTTCTCTTGATTATGCAACGTCTGATATTGTTAAACCAAGTTTAACACTCAGTTATGATTGGTGGGAATTAGAAACAGTTTAATTTTAATGAAGAGGTGAAGATATGAAAAATCGAAGATGTTATATTGTAAAAGAATCTGATTTGATTAGTTTTTGTAAAGATAATTATGTTTCTGCTGTTGAGCAGTTAGTAGATACTATGTTGTATGTGTGTTATGTCGAAGAATAATTAGCTGATGTGCCAAGTGTACAAACAGTAACGGGCTTATGCTGAAAAGTATAAGCCTTGTCTATATAAATACTTGTAGAACGTAATTTTGTTCTATACAAAGGATATGACATGGCTATTTCAGGTGGGTTGTTAAATACTATAAGAGATATTGGTGAAGGTTCTTCTGAGTTACGTGGATTTTTTTCAGAGAAAAGCATTCAGACAAATTTCAGATTTAATGTAACTTTCATTGATAATCCATCGAACATTGATTTAATTAAAAGAATTGGTCCAATGCCACTTCTTGAAAATTGGCATATAT